AGTTTTACTATAGTAAACAGTATTTAAATTATCTTCAACCCCTGCTGCAATTAAATGTTTATCATGCATAGTAACATACTTAGCATGTTTTGTTCCTGTAACTGTTATTTCTTCTGCAAAATAAGTTCTTCCATTTAAATTACCTGAACCTTCCATTCTAAAAGAATAAATTTTATTTGCTCCATCAGCAATAAGAACTGTACCATAATCTGAAGTAGCTGATTCAAATAATGTAAACTGACATTGTCCTTGTGAAGTTCTAGCTAAAACACTCCGTCCTGTAAATGCACTATAATCATCACCACTTCCTGAAACACTACTTCTATTTATTTGTAAATATGTAATACCATCTTGAGTAAAATAAATATTAGTACTAGCACAAACTATAACACCATCTGCATATGGAAAGATTCCTAATATATTAGTAGTTGCACTTGTAGGTTGTGTTGAACTTGTTGTACCAAATTTTTGATAACCATTTATACGTCTGTATCCACCTTCTGTAGATACTTCAAAGTTTCTTAAATCTTTTGCAACTCCCGGAGTTTTAAGTAGGTCAACAACATTTGAAGACTTTACTAATCCTCCATTGACTGCGACTGTGTATGGTTGACTTCTTGCCATTAAAAGTATCTTCTATCATCCGTCATATATGAAGGACTAGGGTTAATTAAATTAGACTTCATTTGTCTCATGCCTTTTTTATAGTCATCTAAAGCAAAGGCTGCTTGTTGTGGACTTTCTTTAAATTGCCACACATAATATCTAGCTCTAGCTGTTATTACATTAGAATACTGGTCTGGTAATACTATTTCATCACTATAAGCTGATAAGGCTGTAGGTGCACTATAAGCATAAAAATGCACATTATAAACTTTATCAGGTATAGGACTTAATCCAAACTTTCGATGGTCTGGACTACGAATTACATATTGAGGCTCTCCGTAGTTTTGAGAATCTGAATCATCTGCATTTTCTGAATCTCTGTAGTATCTTGTCCAATCTTCTAATGTAAGAAAAGATAAACCTTTTGAAACATAAGGGGCTGACTCTCCGCTTACATTTATTGTTGTTAAATAAAAATCATCCCAATCAACAGATGAGTAATCAGTAGTAATACTAGAGCTTCCTGCTTTTAAAGTATACCATCTTGTACCTGCTACAGATGCAACAGTTACATTACCATAGAAAGGGTCTGTTCCTCCACTAGCTGCGACTGCAAAGAAAGGAAGTTGTGGTTCTTCATTTGCAATATCATTAAGAGATTTATTAATACTTTCTTTAACAAAATTTTGAATTCCTTTAGCACTAGCAAAAGTTGCAGCAGTTAATTCAATTTCATTGAGTTCTCTAAGAATATCGTTTGTTAATGTTAAGTATGTAGTTGCCATTATTTTTTATGTTGCTTTTGAATTGCAAAGTTAGCTGTAAGACTTGCACCTTTATGTTTTACAAACTTACCAGTATGCTTCATTAATTTATATTCTTTACCATCTTTCATCCAATGGTATCCTTTAGGGGCTTTAACTTTCATATTAACAAGGTTTAGCTTTAGGCATTACTTCACCACCATGCTTATATTCTCTTCTAGCATGTTTGTTTCCATCATGTCCTGCAGGACCACCATGTTTCTTATACATACGACCACCATGACCTTTACCTTTACGAGCCATGCTACCATACATCATTTTTTTTCTTTCCATTTTATTTTCCCTAAAAAGAGGAGGAGTCCGAAGACTCCCCCAAATTTATGATTAGTCAATTCCGTAGAATGCACTTACTAGAGCTTCATCTCTAAGTACTTTCGCACCATAGACGTGAAGACCTCTTACAATGTCACCAAACGAAGTTGGGTCTCTCAACACTTCTGTTGAAAGAATTGTATTAGCAGTTGCAGTAGACGATATGTGACCACCTAAACATTTACCGGCAGCATTAGATGTTGACGCAATGTTGTTAGATTTGTACATATCAAATCCACGTAATTTTCCACTTGATACTAGACCATTTCTAATAGAACCTTGACCTGCATTAAAGTCAACTGACAATAATTTAGAACCTGATTGACTTAAGACTTCATAGAAGTCAGGACTTCCAACAAACCATCTTCCTTCTTCAGGAACATTTTGTTCGTCTAAAAGTCTAGCCATTCTAGCCATAAGGTCTAGAGGGTCAGTTTCACCAGAAATACCAAGGTCTATGTTTCCAGTTCCATCATAAACGCCTGCACCTAAGTCGGTAGCATTATCAGCACCTAAAACGTGGTCAGGTGATGAAGATGAAACTCCTGAGAACATAGTAGCAATCACAGCAGCGTCATATGCATCTTTAAGAGCATAAGCAGCAGAGCTAGAAGCTACTTCTTTGAAGTTGACATGTGACATGTTAGTTTCAATATCATCTACGATGAATTTAAAAGCTTTAGCACTATCAACAACCAAAGTAAGTTCTTGGTCTGTTAATCTAGTTTCAGTTGTATCGCTATTTCTTGTGTAATCTGACACAGAGATAACGGGTTCTTTGATAATCTTTACTGAGTCTCCGAAAGCAGAAATCTCACCGGCATAGTCGGTGTTCGTAATAGCTTCAACTACCGAGGCTTTTCTAAAAAAGTTTAAAACCTTTTTAGAGTAAACCGAAGGTAAAAAGAAACTATTAGTCTGTCCACTTACGGAGTTGGCAAAGTTAGCATCAGTATCTGTTCCGGGTTCAAAAAATTGAGCCATGATACATTCTCCTTTAAGTTATAGTTTATTTTGTGATTCTGCCTTCTTGCATAGCATCTGATATTTCCTTTTCGTATTTATCAAACTCTGCCATACTCAATGCAGCAATCTCCCTTTCTGACCAAATCTTTTCCTGTCTTGGTTCAACACTTGTTGTTTTAGTTGAAACAATATCAGCAGCAGATTGTCTGGTCGGTTTAGAAGATGACTTTTTCTTTTTAGAAGTTTCAATTCCAAAATCTTTTTTAAACAAATCTAAAGCACGAGAAGCTAAATCAGCATCATCAGTATTACCTGTTATCCATTGTTGTATAGATGCAGGTTGTTCCTTTGTCCAATCTTGAAAGGTATCACTATTTTTGATATCTTCAAAATCAGGATGCTTTTCTGCTAACCTTTTTAAAGCATCACGTTGCGATATTTCTTGCTCTCTTTGTTGGAGTTGACTAAGACGTTCTTCTAGAACTTTTGCCTTAGATTCACTTTGTAAGTGAGCTACTGTTTCTACCACCTCGTAAACATCTGGATATTCATTCTTAAATTGTTCAAGTTCTTCAGCAGACTTTGGAGTTTTGTATTCAGTTCTATTTTTAGTAGCTTCTTCCAATAACTCTTGTTCTCTGTGCTTAAATTCATTAAGTTTGCTATCATAATGTTTCTTTAAATCATCATATCGTTTTTTATAGTTAGGACGCTTGTAAGGTTTATCCTCACTTACTTCTTGTTCTATTTCTTCTACACTAGAAGGTTCAGCTTTTGCTTCACTTTCAGGTGCAAAAAATAAACTATCTGACGATACAAAAGGTTTATCTTCTACATTGTGCCATTCTTTTTTTGCATTATAAGGATTGGCTTCTTCTTCTTGTAAGACTTCTTCAGTCATTTTCTTTTCTCCTACTCAGGGCTTCGTTCACAAGGTAGCTCTATGTCGACTAGAGGGCTTGTTTGTAAAGGTAGCCTTTCGGTTATTATTGTGATAAAGTGCCTAATATTTTAGGGTAGCTCTATCGGCTATTAGCTTCTGACGTGTCTTTGATTTGGGTCGAGCATCATTCGTTTTTTAATTTCATCGCCTACAATATCTTTTTCTTCTTGCCTTGCAGCAAGAGCAGATACTGTTGGTCTAGAAACTCGAATGTCTTTTTGTTGAGCAGCCTGTACAGGCATTTCAACATTCTCTTCTTCTTCAATTACACCACCTTCCGCTACTTGTTGTCTTTCATCTGCTTGAGCTTCTGCTTCTTTCATTACAGCTTCTAAATTATCAGCTCCAATTTCTTCAGTTGCTTTTGCAGTAAAGACAAATTCCCCATCCGATAACCTTGCAGGTATCGAATCGGATACTCCAGAACCCGGACCTTCTACTGGTCCAGACCCTGCGAATTCTGTTGCAACGTCTATAACTTTATCAAAGATTATTGATAATCTATCGTTGCTTTCTAATTGTTCCATTAAGAAGTCTTCTTCTTCTTCATCTAGAGCTTCATCTAATATAAAGTCTAGGTAATCTTTTTCCATTGTTTCATCTGGAACCATTGGTTCTTCCATAGGTACACCTTCTTCCATAGGTACACCTTCTTCACCTAACATCATTTCCATTTGTGAATTAATATCTCCACCTTCTGCTTTTTTATCCCTAGTTTCATTTTTTAACATTTCTTTTCCTAATGTAATATATAGTTCTTTTTCCTTTGGGGATTCAATAACAATATCAGTATTTCCTCGAACTGCTAAAGACGTAGCTTTATCAGCCATATTCATACCTCGACCTAATACAGAGTATTCTTTAACTCGTTCTTGTGCTATAATATCCTGTAAAACTTTGTCTTGTTTTTTAGATAAACCAGATTTTAAACTAGAATATTCTTCATCAATAGCAATAAGTTTTTTTGTTTGTTTGCTCATTTTAATTTTCGTTTCTATTAATTGCTTCTAGTACTTCATCCCTCAACTGCTCTAGGTGTACCACTAAACGTAGTTTCCCCTGACTGCGGTACATCTCCTGTTCCGATGTTGCCCCCACCAGTGCCTGTACTTCCAAGGTCTTGAGGTGCTTGAGGTGTTCCTGTAGCGGCTCCCATGTCTCCGGGTTGTTGACCAAGAGGGCTAGGTTCTTCGCCTGTTGCTTGTTGAGCATTTTGCATTCCTATAATTTGAGCCATAATTGCAGCTTCTTCAGGGTCATTGAGTATTTCATCAGGGTCTAAATCTAAGCTGTAGGCTAGTTCACTAACGAGTTTAGAAATTTTAACAAAAGGAGCAATAGCAGGACTTTGTGCAGTTTGTAAGAACATAGTAAGCCTTTGGCTTCTAACTTCTTTTTGCATCAAGCTATTTGTTCCTGTAGCTCTAACTTCTAAATCACCTGTAACATCAAGACCACCTTCAAAGAATTGCATATTCCATTGGAAGTATGATTCCCCTAAAGGCTTTAATAAAAAATCATCAAGATTCTTTATTACTGTTTTAATGTTTAGACTAGATGCACCTAACAACATAGACATACCTGAGGCAGTTCTTGTCATACTTTGTACACCTGTTTGTCCATGAGAATAACTAGGTATGCCTGTTTGTTCGTCTGCAAGTTGTCTAAACTTGTCAAACATCATCATGTTTTCTGGAGCAGTATTAGGAAACTTTAGTCCATAAATTGACTGACCCGGCATCCCTGCTTGTCTTCTAAAGACTTTTCCGGGATACACTTCCATAGATTGTCCACCAACTAAAGCAGACTCATCTACATCAAAAACAAGAGAACCTGCTAGTGCTAAGTTATCAATAGCCATTCTAGCATGTCCATTCATTATTTGTTGAGAATCATCCATATTCTCAGCTACTCCAATACCAAAGAAATTATATGGATTTCTTTCGTATGGGAATGCATTATAAGGTATACGATAAGGAGTAAAAGGATTAATAACTGCTCTTAGCAATTTATCACCGCATACCCATGCATTAATTTGAACTTCATCTAAATCATCTATATCATCAGGAAGTTCTATTCCTACTTCTCTTGCATACTCTGCATCCATCATGCCCCAGTATTCAAGAACTTCAAAGTTACTTACATAGCTTTCATCAA